TTTGATCTTATGATAATCAGGGTCAGTAATATTCTTTTCCTGTAATCGGTTCCAAGTAGGAAATCCATCCAATATTTCGTCAACAGTGATACCTCTTTTGCGGATCTCACGAAGCGAATGAAAACTAATCCGTGTACGAAGATGGGATTGTAGGTCTGAACGAGTAATACTCATATTATGGATCAGTGCCTGGTACATTAATTTCAACGACTCATATGCATCGTAATTTGATCCATAAGTACCATATGCATGACCTAAAATAGAAAGTATAACATCAAACCCATCACGAACTTTTGTTTCTCGCCCCCAAACGGCTCGGATAACAAATTCATGAGTCTCGCGAAAAGGTAAATAACGGGGCTGTCCTTGTTGCTGACGTAATGGATTAAGTATATAGAAATGTCGAAGAAAACAAACACCTCTATTCATAATACAGCCATTGCGTACATCAGTAACAAAAGGAATACCATCTAACAGATCTTTCAGTTCTACATCAAAGTTAAATTTAAGAAATGAAGAAAATTTTTGTCCGGAGAAGTAATTAGATAATGGCCCAAGACCTTTCTTATACAAATTATCATCCCCATAGCAAATGAACCTTATGATCTCTTTCATGTAGGACTCTAATTCTGGCTTCATTGAGTCCGGAGCTTGCCAAATCTGATAGGCACAAAAGAGAAAAAACCATAAAGAAAGTATCCAAGAATCCATATGTGACGTATTAAAGAGTCCAGAAGCAACTCCCCCTAAAACCCAAGCCCATATATCACCAAATAAATGGGTGAGTCGTCGTATAAGATTTTCAATTAAAAATCGAACAATTTTTTCCTTCATTCGATATTCTTCTGAATCTTTTTTTTCATAAACTAATGATGCACTTACATAAAGATCAATAAAAAGCGCTATTACTGATTGATCCAGCTTCACTACATCCGACTCCACCCACTGATTTGTTCGTTCATTATCTGGTGACACACCTAACTTTCGTGCTATCTGGTCGCCACCACCCCTCGATCCCTTACACCCAATCTGAATTACATCTCCTCGCTCCAAATGCATGCGAAGAGGCGATACTAGACGTTCCATCATAGTAATAAAAGAAGAAGGAATAACGAATACTCTCATTTTTTGTAGTCGCTTCAAATATCTTGATAGATTCGTTGCTTCTGCTCGAAGATAAGCATTCTCAACTTTTCTTGTCATATTATACATTACTTTAGGTGCCATTCCCGTTTCCAAAAACATTATGACGGCTTCCAAGTCTGCCTCATAATTCTCTATTTTTTTTCCACAATGTTCTTGAGTGATCTTAATGTCCATTTCATCATAGAGCATAGAATCTTTTCCTTCGTTTAACCCCGCAGACGACCCAAGATAAATATCTTTACAAGCTTCAAGATCTATTTTTGAATCAAACTGTCGTAAATGTTGAGTCGTACCCATGGCTTCATAAAGCATGGACATCGCCTGTGGCATAAGATTCATGACCTCCTTAGCCTCTTCCTTCACTTTCCGAACTGGCTTCTGTATGTTCATAACAGTATCTACCATCTTAGAAGGATACAAATTTGCTCCTGCAGCTACAACAAACTTTCGTTCTTGATAATGTCCGAACGCCATGTTATAGAGTGATATCTGTCGAGCAGCTAACGCTTGAAGAGTAGGGACCTCTCCTTTTTCTGAGGAGTAAAATGGATCTTTTCCCCAAACCTCTTTTTCCCACCAGTCATCTGACTGAATTATAGGGCGAGGCAATTGTGCTAACTTTGCCTTATCTGCATCTTTCATTGAGTCTTTTACCACAGGATTTGGATCATACAAGACATCTGATTCTGGAAAATTTGACTTCCTTATTGGTGCCGCAGTCATTTTGATATTCATACCCTGCTTAATCTGTTGTTTCAAATATTCTGCTTCATGTTGAGCTGTTCCCGGATATAGCATTCCACCCACGAAATTCCACTTTGCACAGACTTCCGTAGCAAATTGCGTCATGTCAGATTCAATAGTTTTATGATAAACAACTCTTGAATAACCCTCTGCACACGTTCCTGATTTTCCAAATATGCGCACAGAGCACTGACATTCCTGATGCATACAACCTAACACTGATTTATCTTCATAACCAAACCATATATTGGACATGGCTCGTTCACCTCGAAAGAGTTTATGGAATGTTCCAAATCTTGGACTTACTCTACTACAATGTTGTAGAATGTAAGCGAACCCGTTCGTCGTTCTGTACGTTTTAATGTTAGGTCAGTTCCAC